TTTGAACTCTAACACCCTATTCGCCATCAGTAGTTCTCTATAGTTCAAGTTCAATAGGTGATATCCACCGGTGAAACACTGCTCAATATACTTGTAATATGGATTCGGTGTTATCTCACCCTTTGCATCCTGGTTGAAGTTATAACCTGCTGTCAATAGCTGCCATTTCCCTCTGATCGTTTCATCTTTGTACAGCTTCATCAGTTCAGGATACAACATCTCGACATCAGCAACATGATGAACACCTGCAACATATCCGAATCTCATTCTGTTATGTGTTACCTCTATCGGATTTGGTTGCCATTGTTCCTCCTCCGTATTGATGGCATTCGGTAGAACGTACACATTATGATTGTAATCTTTGATTCTACTTGCTAAGTAATCAGTAGTAGTAGTAATAAAGTCAGCATCCTTTAATGCTTGTATAGTACTTTCAGCATATCCATTATTCTTATACTGATTATAAAGACTGTGATTCTTTGGTAATACCCAATAGTCATCAATATCAAAATGTACTTTTAATCCTAATCGTTTGTACCTGGTCACATCAGACTTGATCTCTCTCAGAAAGGATATACATTTAAACTTCTTTAAGTAATCATCAGTTAGTTCAGATTCATTGTAAGTAAATTCTACATCGATTCCTAATGATGCAAAAGGAACTATCTGCCGATGGTATTGCAGACCTGTTATTCTGCTACTTGTTACAACTAATATCATATTGTGTTTTTATTTTTTCTGTTATATTTTTAACCATGTACTGGACTGTCTTAAACGATATACCCACCAATGCTCCCACCTTGCGATAAGTACCATGCTCAATGTACAGTTCAAGCAGTCTAAATTCTGCAGGAAATCGTTTCTGTGCTATCTTCTTCTCTATCTTATTCATCAGTAATACTACATCAGAATGTATCTGATCAATGTTATCATCTTCGTATACTTCTCCCTTTGTTGTTGTTTCGCAGCTTCTATATTTTTTGTAGAAAGCCATGTGAGGTTGAGTATATTGGTAGTACATAATCTTATAGCAGTATATCTCTAAAGTCTTTTTATTATAAAGATTAACCAGGTATTCAATATCCATCTCAGCAACGATAATCAACAGTTCAGATAAGAGGTCATTATATAGGTCATCTCCTTTGGTAATGCGTATTGCAGATGACTTGACAGCTTTAGAATTGTAGATAAACAGAAGTATATCGTTTCTTTTCACATTCAAAGATACCTAATAAATTAAGAAAAAACACATATCTGCTAATTATTCCAAATTATTTTGCATTTTTTCTCTCTCATTATCAGTCAGTTACAATTATTTTTGTACACTTATGTCGGGTGAATGTAAATAAGATATACATTTGTCCTATCAAAATCAAACAAACAATTTAAAACTTAAAAACTATGAAAAATCCAAACTATTTAGAAGCAATCCAAAACCCAATAACAAACGAAGACCAAATAAAGTGGATAGACATTCAACTACAAATGCTAGTACACCCAATTAATCACTCAATGGGAATGGAGCGTAAATCTTTATTAAATCAAAAAAAATGGCTAATTGAAGAAAAAGAAAATTTGCTATTACTAATCAAATTAGGTATTAACTAAAACCAAAGGGGAGCAGCATCCGACACTGCATAAACCTATGATACTAATACAATCCACTACACATCCTGATCACAGATTCATATCTTACTCTGCCTGGATGAAATACATTAGAAACAGAAATAATCAAACCTTAACCAAAACAATTAAAAACTATGACAAAACACGAAACACAAATCAAAATTAATGAGTTAGTTACACTACTTAACACATTAGATGTCGAAGGTATTACAGCGAAGATCTTCGTACCAAATGATAACATTCTGAATCTGTTAGCCACAGATTACAATGTTAAAGTATACGAACCATATGAGATGTTCGGCAATGAAGAAAGACTTTTCTACTACAGTAAGGATAAAGTAACTATCCATGTTAAGAGCCAAATGAAGTACAGAAGAGAAACCCATCTAATTGAATACTAATGAGAGAGATAAACTACGGAAAAGTACTGGAGAAATCCATTAAGCGAAAAGGCATCAGTAAGAAAGCAATCTCAATGATGCTAAACATCAGCAGGAGTACATTGTATTCGAGACTTAAGGATGGTGAGTTTACATTCTGTCAGATGATGACTTTAAGAGAGGAGAACCTGATATGAGTTATGATGACTGGAAGTTAGATACCCCTGCCGAGAATGATACAAAATGTCATGAATGCGGAAAAGAATGTTCACAATGGGATTTACACATATTAATGATAAACCTAAGAGCAATCGATGTATGTTCAGATTGCTTAGATAAACTAACGATAAATGACTAAAATAACACAAGCAAATTCACAGCAACAGGTCTACGATTGCTATCTTAAAGGCATGACACCTGAGACAACAGCTAAGCATCTGAAGTTATCTTACAAGTATGTAAAGAATAAATATGAGGACTTTACCATTCATTCAGCTACTCTTAGAGGTAATGAGCGGATTGCTCAGATTTATGCAATCGAAAGAGAATTGTTCAGCATCATCGAGATGAATCCGAAAGACAGCAGAATTGATCACTACACACAAATCTATAAAACATTCGTAGTATGAAGAAAGACATCCAGTTATTACTACTTGTAATCTTAATTACCATGATCTATGCAGGAAGTTACATCAACAAAAGCAAAGAATCAGCAGATCAGATCAGAGAGGTAAAGATTGAGTATCTATTAAAGTATCAGCAGTATTGCGATTCAGTTACCATCTTCTGTATTAACGAATATGATATTGTAGGAAGATGCAAGAAATGATCGCAGAACTAAAGGAAATACAAAAGACATTTCCCAATGCTCACATCCGGTATAATGCCGAGACAGATTCACACTTTATCTGCTATTTTAGTGTAACATATTACAGTTCTTTATTAATAAATTAATTACATTTACAAAAAACAAAACTATGGAAAAAGAAGTAACACACTGGAAACAGAAGCTAACCGATGTAAATTGGATAGGAACTTACATTCTGCCGAATGGTATGGATATCATCGTAAAATTATTAAGAGTAGAATGGAAGGAAGATCTCAAAGTAATGGGACAAGCTAAAAAGTCATTTGTAGCTTATTTTGGAGATAACAAATACTTTGATAAACCAATGCTATTGAACAAAACTAATCTTAGCAGAATAACAAAGATCACTGGCACACCGAATCCTCAAGAATGGATCAACCTAAACATGGATGTTATTCTTTGTCAGGAAATGGATAAGGCAATTGGAGGAGGCAAAGATTGGGCATTGAGGATTAAGGAATACAACAAACCTGATCTGATCTTAGACAGTCCTAACTTCATCAAGGTAAAGGATGCAATCACTTCAGGCAAGGCAACAATTGAGCAGGTAGAAACCAAATACAAGTTAAGTAAGGAGGTTAGAGATGCGATTATTTAAGATCAGATGCTCACAGATTGGACAAATAATGTCCAATGCGAGAACTAAGGGAGAACTATCAGCAGGATGCAAGACTTACTTAGAGAACTGGTATGCCAATGATAACGAAGAAATCCATTCTAAATACTTCGATAAGGGTAACATGGTAGAGATTGAATGTATTGACTTAATGGCATCTGTCTTAGATAAAGGATTAGCATTTAAGAACGATGAACATAAGGAAGATGAATACTTTACTGGAACTTGCGATGTGCAGTTAGATGATACCATTGTAGATGTTAAGTCGGTATGGGGCAGAAAAGGACTTCATGCAGCTTGTAACGGATTAGATAAGGATTACGAATGGCAGCTCAGAGGATACATGCATCTGTATAATAAGCCGAAAGCTATTCTATTCTATGGTCTATGTGATACACCTGAAGAATGTAACTATGGTAATGAGGTGATTTACTCAGATATGCCGATTGAGGAAAGATGGACTGCGTATAATGTGGAATCTGATTCCGAATTAGTCCAGGAGATTATTGACAAGGTAGTCAAATGTAGAGAGTATCTTGATGAGTATGCAAGTAAAATAAATAATAAGTTAGGTAAAATAAATTAAAAACAAAAACAAAATGAAGCTACAAGGCAAAGTAAAGTTAGTCGGACAGACAGAAGCAGTATCCGATAAGTTTAAGAAACGAGATTTGGTTAT